TTTGCAATTAAGAATTACGAAAACCCTCACGCAGTCACCAAGGAAGATTTTGAAGAAGATCTGAAAAGATTCAAATGGGTAAAGAGGCTTTTGAAACGCTACAAAACTACTGGCGTTTTGAAAGCCCATTTACTTATTAACCACTTCATAATCCTTTATAATGTTTTTGGTGAGGCAGCGACACCTCTTCTATTTTTTAAGATAGATAAGGATCTCTGGCCTGTTGTAAAAACATTTGTGGTGTACTTAGGAAGATTCCCTGAGTTTCCCAAATCGACACTACATGACGTGCCGATGGATGATAACTGTTTAAAGTGTCTTAAAGAACTATGAAGACCTACAAGGAATTAAGAGAGATGATGACTGCTGGTACAGGCGGTTTCACTTCTGCTGCTCCTAAAGAAGGTCCTGTCGCTGGATATGATCTACCTTTTAAGGGAATGATAATGAGAAGGTGGAGAGAAGCTGCTGACAAAAACAAAAGAAAAGATAAAAAGAATAAATAATCGAGAAGTATAAACACCTAGTCGTGGACGTTAACTCAGCAATATTAGAAAGATTAGAAAAGGTCGTCTCAACATTACAGGAGAACTCTGTAAAGATGGGGCAACTTCTTGCTGTGCATAATGAGAAGTTAGATAAGCAAGACCGTATTGATGCAGTCTTATTTGAGAAGGTAGATAGTGTTCACCGTGAAGTCACTAGAAAAACTGACGAAATAAAAGCAGGGTGTGAGAGAGATATAAGAAAGGTGGATGAACGACTAAGGACTATGGAAAAGAAGATGTGGACGATTGCTGGTGCTATAGGTGTCATATCAGTTCTCGTCAGTCCTATGGGTCAGAGAGCTCTTCAAGGGTTGACTCAACAACAATCATCTGTTATACTAGAGACCGAAAGAGTATCACATGGATCTAGTAGACAGCAAATATATCAGTCTGGTATCGTCTAGGCTACAAAAGTTTTCAAGGAAGAGTAGAGGATTATATAATTTTAGATGCCCTTATTGTGGGGATTCTAGTAAGTATAAGAATAAAGCGAGGGGTTTCCTATATCCCATAAAGAATGATTATAATTTCAAGTGTCATAACTGTGGCGTTTCTAAGACACTTACCAATTTTCTTCGGGATCAAGATACCGTACTGCACAAGCAGTATATAATGGAGAGGTACAAAAAAGGTACTGTGGGACTAGGTTCTAACACTCCTGTACCTAAAATTGACATCCCAAAACCTGTATTTATTAAAGACAAATTTAAGATAGATTTAGAAAACATAGCCAGTCTAAATAAATCACATCCCGCTCGAATATATCTAGAACAAAGTAGAGAAATTGCTGGCAAAACGCTAGAAAATTTGTACTACTGTACGAACTTTAAAGAGTGGACTAATGCACAAAAGCAAACGTTTGATGATGTTACAAATGATGAACCCCGAATCATCATTCCGCTTAGGTACAAAGGTACACTCATAGGATACCAAGGAAGATCATTACTTCCTAAGTCGAAAATAAAATATATCACGATCATGTTGGAGGAGGATGCTCCGAAGATTTATGGTCTAGACGATATCAACACTGGGGAAACTGTTTACGTTACGGAAGGACCTTTTGACTCCACATTCATTTCTAATTCAATCGCAATGTGTGGAGCGGATGGTGATGTCAACAAATGGGGAATCACTAACCCTGTTTGGATCTATGACAATGAACCAAGGAACAGACAAATAGTTGAAAGACTTGCCACCACTATCAGTAGAGGTGACAGGGTGGTTATATTCCCTAAAAATATTCTTGAAAAGGACATAAACGACATGTATCTTAGTGGACAAAATGTGCAAAGGGTGGTAGAATCAAATATCTACCAAGGTTTAGAAGCCAAATTAAAATTAAACGACTGGAAACGAGTATGAGCAATGGTATTAAGGTAGTCAAGAGGAAGGGTCACATTGAACCTCTTGACTTAGAGAAGATGCACAAGATGGTTGAACTAGCATGTGACGGTCTTGCAGGGGTCTCTGCGAGTCAAGTAGAGATACAATCAGGTATACAGTTCTATGATGGTATGTCTACCGCTGATATTCAAGGAATCTTAGTCAAGTCAGCAAGTGATCTAATAGATTTAGATGCACCAAACTATCAATATGTTGCTGCTAGACTTCTTCTCTTTGGACTTAGAAAGAATCTTTATGGTAGAATTCATGAACTCCCTACATTGATAGATCAAATCACACGAGGAGTCGATAAGGGAATATATGATGCGGATATACTGAAAAAATATTCTAAGTCAGAGATCGAATCATTAAATAAGCTCATAGATCACGATAGAGACTATATGTTTACCTATGCTGGTCTAAGACAAGTTGTTGATAAGTACTTAGTACAGGACAGAAGCACTGGTGAAGTCTACGAGACTCCTCAGTTTATGTACTTACTTATCGCTATGACTATCTTTGCGGAGTATCCCGAAGAGAGTAGACTAGATTACGTTACACGTTACTACAATGCCATTTCCAGACATAAAATCAACATCCCAACCCCAATCATGGGAGGTGTTAGAACGCCTATTCGGCAGTTTGCGTCTTGCGTTTTGGTTGATATTGACGACACCTTGGATAGTATTTTTACTAGTGATATGGCCATTGGTCGTTACGTCGCACAGAGGGCTGGGATCGGTATTAACGCAGGCAGAATCCGTGGGATCAACAGTAAAATCAGGGGTGGAGAAGTTCAACACACAGGTGTTGTACCGTTCCTCAAAAAGTTTGAAGCAACTGTCAGATGCTGCACTCAAAATGGCATTAGAGGTGGATCAGCGACTGTCCACTTCCCCATCTGGCACCAAGAAATAGAGGACATCTTAGTATTAAAGAACAACAAAGGAACGGAGGACAATCGTGTCAGAAAACTTGACTACTCAATCCAAATCTCGAAACTCTTTTACGAAAGGTTTATCGAAGATAAGGAAATCACGCTTTTTTCTCCCCATAGTTGTCCTAACTTGTTTGAGAGTTTTGGGACCCCTGAGTTTGATGAGTTATATTGCCGTTACGAACTGGATGAATCAATCCCCAAGCGAACAGTTGGAGCTCAAGAACTAATCATGAACCTCCTTAAGGAGAGGGCAGAGACAGGTCGTATCTATATCATGAATATTGACCACTGTAATGAACATTCTTCCTTCAAGGACAAGGTAAGTATGAGTAACCTCTGTCAAGAGATCACTCTACCCACAGAACCTATCAATCATATTGATGCCATAGACGGTGAGATTGCACTCTGTATCCTATCTGCCATCAACGTAGGTAAGATCACTAGATTAGAAGAGTTAGAAGAACTCTGTGACCTCTCTGTGAGATCTCTAGAAGAGTTGATTGACTATCAGGACTATCCAGTGAAAGCGGCAGAACTTGCCACATTGAGTCGTAGATCCCTTGGAATAGGTTTCATTGGTCTTGCACATTATCTTGCTAAGAATGGACATAAGTACGACTCACAAGGTGCCTGGGACGCAGTACATAAAATTACTGAATCATTCCAATACTACTTGTTGAAATCATCCAATCAACTTGCAAGAGAAAAAGGTCCTTGTACTGATTTCTGTTCTACAAAATACTCTGATGGAATACTTCCAATTGATACATATAAGAGCGACGTAGATGAAATTACACAGGTAGGTTTATCACATGATTGGGAATCTCTTAGAGCATCTATCTTGGAACACGGTCTCAGGCACTCAACATTGTCCGCACAGATGCCATCAGAGAGTAGTTCCGTTGTGTCAAACGCAACCAACGGTATCGAACCACCTAGAGACTACCTGTCCATTAAGAAGTCAAAGAAAGGACCTCTTAAGCAAGTGGTTCCGTCTTATGGACATCTAAAGAATAATTATACCCTCCTCTGGGAAATGCAGGGTAATGCTGGATATATCAAAGTAGTTGCAGTGATGCAGAAGTTCTTTGATCAAGCCATCAGTGGTAACTGGAGTTACAATCCCACACAGTATCCTGATAACGAAGTGCCTATATCAGTGATGGCACAGGATCTTTTAGCCACATACAAATATGGTTGGAAGACCTCTTATTACCAGAATACTTATGATATGAAATCTGATGACGTTGATGATGTAGAAGAAGTGAAACCACAACTAGAAAAACTATTCACAGAACTATCAGAGGAGCAAGAGTGTGACAGTTGCACCATCTAAACCTGACGGCATGACCGTCTTTAATTCAGAAGAAGTCGATACCAAGAAACAACCAATGTTTTTTGGTAAACCTTTGGGTGTACAGAGGTACGATTCCTTTAAGTACCCTGTCTTTGACAGACTTACTACTCAAATGCTAGGGTATTTTTGGAGACCAGAGGAGGTTTCCTTACAGAAAGATAGAGCAGACTATCAATCTTTACGTCCAGAACAGAAACACATCTTCACATCAAATCTAAAATACCAAATTCTTTTAGATTCTGTGCAAGGTCGTGGGCCTGGAATGGCTTTCGCACCTTATTGTTCCTTACCAGAACTAGAAGGTGCTATGAATGTATGGCAGTTTATGGAGATGATACACTCCAAATCCTATACATACATTATCAAGAATGTGTATCCCGACCCATCCGAAGTATTCGATACCATTCTCAATGATGAAAGAATTTTAGACCGAGCAACTTCAGTAACTCGGGCATACGATGAATTTATAAATGAGGCCCATCAATGGGATCAAAGTAATCTGTGGAAAGACGGATGGGAAAACTCACAAGCAAAGGATTTCGCATTACATGAACTCAAAAGAAAACTCTACAGAGCGGTTGCAAATGTTAACATACTTGAAGGAATTAGGTTCTATGTCTCCTTCGCTTGCTCGTTTGCATTTGGAGAGCTTAAACTTATGGAAGGATCAGCAAAAATTATATCCCTCATCAGTAGGGATGAAAACCAGCATCTAGTTCTCACACAAAACATAATGAAGAACTGGATGAATGGCGACGATCCAGAGATGCAACAAATAGCAGAAGAAGAAAAAGATAATGTTATTAATATGTTTAAGAACGCAGTGAAAGAAGAGAAAGAATGGGCTGAATACCTATTCAGTGGTGGTTCTATGATCGGTTTGAATGATAAGTTACTCAATCAATATGTTGAGTGGATTGCTAACAAGAGAATGAAAGCTCTTGGACTTGATCCTATCTACGATCAACCATTAAGAAACAATCCTCTGCCTTGGACACAACATTGGATCTCATCTAAGGGATTACAAGTTGCACCACAAGAGACAGAAGTAGAGTCTTATGTGGTTGGTGGTATCAAACAAGATATCAAGAAGAATCAGTTCAGCGGATTTAAACTATAGTCTAAATAGCTAAAAAAGTAGTAGTCTTTTAGAGAATGGCTAAGAAAATAATTGGTGTCGGTTCCTCCAGTAATGATGGAACTGGCGATACCCTGCGACAGGGAGCTGTTAAGGTCAATCAAAACTTCGATGAGGTATACACCGTGTTTGGTGATGCCAGTAATCTTGTAAGTTATGCAAAGACCGCTGGTATTGCTAGCGATTCTCAAAGATTAAATGGACAGGATGCCTCCTACTACACAAGTTTAAGCAACTTATCATCTGGTAAGTTGACCAATGAAAGAATCGCAGACAGTCTTAATAAACCAACTGGTATTGCGACATTTGGTGCCTTCTTTGGTAACTTAACTGGTGATGTAACAGGTGATCTCACAGGTGCTGCAAGCACATCACAATTTACATACTCGGCCTATGGACTATCTGGCAAACCAGATATATTCGTAGGTCTTTGTAGTGCTAATACACTATCAGGTCCTCTAATTGGTAATGCAGATACGGCTACACTATCTGCAACTGCAACTTATGCTTTCAAGTCTGGTCTATCCACAGACTCAGAGAGGTCAGTCTACTCACAACTTGCTGGTGTATCTACTGTATCTGGTTATGCAACCACTGCTGGTATATCTACCGTTGCAGTTAACGCTCAAGGATTAACTGGAACACCTAACGTGGTTGTTGGAGTTGCAACTGCAACTAGATTTGTGGGTGATGGATCACTGATAACAAACGTTGTTGCTTCATCTACTGGTATCATCATTAGAGATGATGGTGTATCTGTTGGTGTTGCTGCATCACTTGACTTTGGATTTGGTGCAACAGTATCCCCATCATCGGCTGGAATCGCAACGGTTACAGTAGATGTGCCTGGTATTAATACAACCACTACTTCACAATTCAATCAATTACAAATCTCTGGTATCTCAACCTTTGCTAGTGATATAGAGGTGACATCAGACATAAAAGCGAACGGAAATATTACAGGTGATGGTAACACAGTCATATCTGGTATCACATCTGCCTATATCACTGATGTACATGGTGCATTGACAGGTAATGCAGACACAGCTACAAGTGCCGTGACTGTAACTCAGGCTGCACAACCAGTTATAACATCAGTAGGAACTCTAACATCACTCGATGTATCTGGTAATGTATCCATTGGTGGAACATTGACATATGAAGATGTAACTAACGTAGATTCGGTTGGACTTATCACTGCACGATTAGGTATAGTTGCAAGTGGTGTAGTTACTGCCACAGGATTTGATGGACCTCTGACTGGTACTGCAACTACTGCCTCAAATGCAAATCTAATTGCAGTTTCAGATGAATCTTCGGATACAACATGTAGTGTATTATTTTCTCCTAATACTACAGGATATCAGCCTGCAAGAACTGGTACTAATTTAACATTTAATTCTGTTTCTGGTACACTAGAATCCACAAATATATCTGTTGCAAGCACTGTCACTGCCACAACATTCTCAGGAGGAGGAACTATACCTATAGGTGGTATTATTATGTGGAGTGGTTCTGGTACAGCTCCTACTGGATGGGCTCTATGTGACGGTAACAATGGAACACCAGACTTATCGAACAAGTTTATCATTGGTGCAACTTCTCACGCTGGTAGTACATGGTATACTGACATCACTGGTGCTGATACATCTACAGGTGGACAGAAAGATGGAACACTCGGAGCACATAGTCATACCATAAACAACCATACTCACTCCTTCTCTGATAGTTTCAGTGGAACGACTGGTAATGACACTCATAATCACTCGGTTAGTGGAACAACTGGTAATGACACACATAACCACACGATTCAATCAGCTACTGGACTAGGTGGAGGTAGCCGAGTTGCATCACAGAACTCAACAGGAAATACTGCTGTAACATCTAGTGATACACACAACCACTCATGGAGTGGAAATACAAGTAATGATACTCATAATCACTCATTCTCTGGTAGTGTGAGTGGAAACACAGGCAACCCAAGTGACAGATCTACTAACAGTCAGGGTGTAACATTAACAAACAAAAACTTACCTCCATACTTCGCTCTTGCATTTATTATGCGTATTAGTTAGAATAGACATATATAATAGGATCATAATATTTTACTATGGCAGAACCAAAAACTCCTCCTAAGAAAGAGGAGAAACCAAAAGGTTTTCTAGGTAAGTTAAAAGAAGCGGCAGAAGACAAAGAAGAACAGATGATGATCCTGAGTACATTTGTACGGCTAGGTATCTTGGTCTGGAGTGGTGCGATATTGACACTCGCATACGTTGAGTTGCCACCAGCTCTTAAAATACCTAAACAGGATCTTGATCCGACCTTCATAGCATCAGTATTCACAGGAGTTTTGGCGACATTTGGCGTTCAAGCTGGTAAGAAAGGTGGTGCTGCAAGTAGTGGAGGTGCGAACATCTCCAAGAAAGACATGGAGTTTCTTATTCAGAAAGCATCAGAAACTGCCCCTGCTCAAACCATTAGGATAGAGTCAGGCCCTGTCAAAATTGTCCCTGATACAAAATAATCATGTTACAAAAAATCGTAAATGGAATCGCTATTGCAAGTGGTGTTATCTCTCTCACCGTCGTTGGTCTTGGCGGGTATGTATATATTCGTAAGGATGCGATTATCGAGAACGTCAAAGGCAAAGTGATGGAATCAGTTACTGAGAAACTAGGAAGCCTTGGAAGTTTGGGTGGAGGTAGTCTAGGTTTACCATCACCTTCTACTCCAACACCTACAGATCCAATGTCATCTGTACCACTACCTTTCTAATGCTTAGGGTATGTAATGAGTGTGGTGCTACTTGGATTGATGGTCAATTATATTGGCGTGAATCTGGAAAAGAAGCCTGCCCTCATGACCTAGCAGGGTTAGTGTGTAATGTGATCGAAAATCCTGATTGTGCCAACCCATGTTTGGGTTCTACTAGTGGTGCAACATGGCAACATTATCAGAACGAACTTGAAAGATACAAGGATGATGAGTAATGGACATTCAAAAAATTCTTAGTTATGGAAGTGCTGCGGCAGTTGTAGGAACTGGTGCAGTGGTTGGTGGTGGTGCAGTGGTTGATAATCTTACTGATGGTCCTGCAAAGAGACAGGAAGTACAACTAGAACAAATAAAAGAAGTAGTTGCAGAAGAAGTATATAATCAATTAAAGACCGCATGGCCACAAACATCTGGCCCTGTAAAGGGTTTGAAGGTGCCCAATGCCACCAAATAATATACCACAGATATATGTTAACAGTAATGGTGGACTGAGATATCTTAGTCCGATAGAAACTGGTACAGTGAGTATTGCAAATATAACTCCACCGTGGATCGTTAATCCCCCACAGGCAATGCCTTGGACACCTCCTGTCACAGTAAACATAGGAGTTCCTGTTGTAGAGATGCCAGGATGTGTCAAGATACACAAGGAGAACGCAAAGAATCCAAGTAATAAAAGTAGCACTCTAGTAAATGATGACCCTAATCAGAATGTTGTTTTGTGTGATGGTGGTATGCCATACTATGACCCACCCGATTATCGTGCTAACGAGCTTACTTGGCAGACTGTTTATGGGGAACCAGAAGAACAGGTTAGTGGTGTAGACACAGGAGACCCCTTAGGCCCTCCTGAAGCAGACGTTCAACCACCTGAAACTCCAAAGGAAGATAAAGAAGTTCCTTGCCCAGGCCCTGCAAACCTAAGAGTTGGTGACATAACTCAGGCTGGTGATGAAAGAGTTACTGGTCATCAGTTAATACAAGATCCTAATAACCCTAAAGCACAAATTTGTGAGACAATATATGAACCTACTACTGCTGTTGAGAAATTTCTGCCTTCTGTAAATCAGACCACTACTACAGTCGCAATCGCAGTTGTGGCTACGGCTGGTGCAGCTGCAACACCATTATTACTGAGAGTTTTTAAACCAATAATTACGAAGATTTATAAAACAATACAGAAAAAACTTGGTAAAAAAGAGGCAAGACTATCTCGTAACGACATCATAGCAAATGAGTATCGTGCAAAGAAAGGTTTACCTCCTATTAAAGTTAAGGGATAGAAATAGTTTTTAAACTAGAAGCATCTCCATTAGGTTGTGGATTGTTTCTATTACTTGGTGGTACGAATGTTGGTTGAGGAGTTGAGTGTTCGTGAGGAAGTAACTTACCGCCTGGGTTTGTAACTACGATGTCGGCACATATAGAGTAGTAAGGTGACTTAGGATGGAACATAATGCCAGCCTTCATTAGTTCGCCACAGTTTTTAAGACGAGCCAATTCAAAGTCTAATCTCTTGTTGGCCACAAGTTGTGTCTGCATGGCATTCTGTGCATCTGCTGCCTCATGACATTGTTTCTGTAATTTCTTATTCAATGGTATAGAGATAGTAGCAGATAAACCTAAGTTCAAACTTTGATTGGCATGGTAGTCAGTCCGAACAGGTTTGTTCCATATGACACTGCCTGGATTATCTGGTTTCCCATCAGGACCATCTACATCTACAACTATATCCATATCTTCACCATCAGGAAACCATCTGCTTCCATCTGTTTTAGTCCTTGTGTCATACCATGACTCCCACGGATAGTTTTTCACCGTGATAGTCTGTTGTGTAGTACGACCAGTGAAGTCGGTCATATCATATTGTGGCTCGTTATAAAAATCTATCCAAGGATCTTTCCTTGAATCTGCGAATTGTAAGTACGGTGTTATGTTCATGGTAGCACCTTGACATTGCACACCACCACCATAAGTATTAGTTATATACGGTCCCTGTAAAACTTGTATAGCTTGATTCGTAACCGAGCCAGAACTATTTGCTATTGGATTTGCTGTTGCACTCACACCCCCTACATTCTCCGCCAGTGTGGCAGGGACAATCGCAAGGTTGGATAGTAAACATAACGCTATTGGGTAAAGGTTGAAGTTGTGTCTGTGACTGAATTTATGGTGGTTACTCTCTGTATTATTGTCTGGTTGGTCATGCCTGGCCCTTGATAGCTCTGCGTAAATTGGAACGCTCCGCCTGGATTTGTTATCGTGAAGTTTGTTGGGCTGGAAAAGTCTAAGGAATCGAACGAACTTGTTACTGTTCCTGTTACCATTACTCCTCCTGTGGAGCTGCTCGAACTGCTTGGTGTCACGTTCACTGTTGATGTACTTACTGGTGGATTCAAAGCCTCGTTGTTGTTTGAAACGTTGGTCCCCGTCACGGAATACTCCCATCCTGTCCTCATATCAATTGAATTTATGGTCTCCGTCACGGTGGATTGGGTTTCCGTTCGGGAAGTCATAGAGCCTTGTTGGAAATTTGGCACCACTGGCACTGCCATCACTGGACTAGCCAGAGAAAACAGTGCTATAGTAGCGACAAGTTTCTTCATTATTATATATCACGCTAATCTATGGAGATTTCTGACACAAATTGGCCCGTAGCAGATGTGCCCGCCCCGCCAGCTGTTAGTGTCATAACGCCCGCTGATGTAATTGTACCAGCAAGAGTCCCTGCCACGCCACCACTTTGAGTGATTACACTACCATAAGCAGGCATGTCAGCAACGACACCAGCAGTTACGTCAACACCAGTTCCGATAGGTGCTACTGCATCGCCTAAAATGAATGACTCACTTAAGCTGAAGGCAGAGCCAGCAGTTGTAACTGTGTATGAACCTTGAGTCTGACTAGCAGCTGCAGTTGTAATAGTATCTCCAGCAGACTTTGTTAGTCCACCCATAGTACCAGCGGTGATGTTGTTACCACTTACAGTATATGTTGAACCAATTCTACTGGCCTGAGTTGCTGCGCTGTCTACAGTAAGTTGTGTACTTGTAGTCAAACGGTGTGTTAAATCGGCCCTCGCTGCCATGGGAGCCGCCATCAAAAGCATAATTATAGGTAAAAATCTTTTCATGTGATTTCCCACTAAATTCTAGCCGTATTTATACTTAGTTAATTTTCAAAAAATGTTATCTGATATGTGTTTAAATCAATAGTGGCACGAGCTAGTCTCTGTCCTGTGCCTTCTCTGTCAACGGATGTAACAATTGTACCATTTGATTCCTTATAATTTGTAAAAGATGTTGCATAACCTGTGTTGATAAAACCATATCCAGGCACGTTCGGTGTGTCTCTTTCCAATGTCATAGTACCGCTTTGATAAGCAGACGCTTTTACTATTACTGGGTTGGTTCCCACCTCTGCATACCAAGAACCTCTAAGATCTAATTCAATTATATTGTCTGTAAGTCCGCCAGGAACTTGTTTTATTGCATCTACATCAATGTATATTCCTTCATACCCTACAGTGTCATCTTGATTATCACCACCCCACTTCATGTAGGTGATAGATCCTCCACCATCTACGATCTGAGCTAACTTGTCAGTTCCTACTTGTTGGCCAGCTAACTGTGTAGGACGGATGAAAGAAGCTCTGAGGTCAAAGTCTTTACCGTTAGTCCAGTGCCAGTAAAATTGTAATAAATTGCAGTAAAATACAGCAGGGTCGAACTGAGCTCCCCTTGATTTTCCAATTCCAAATGCTAATGGTGACATATTAAGTAGGTATTATAAATGAACCTTTCATACTTTCATGGCCTGATACAGTACATTGATATTCGTAACTTGCTGGTGCATCATGTGGTATTGTAAATATCTGTACTCCTGTCTGAGATCCACTGACATATGTTCCTACACCTGTAGTTGTTCCTGTGTATTGAATACGGAATGGATGTGAACCACCAGTTGAGTTTTCAAACATATATGTGAAACCTCTCATTAGATAGAGAGATGGATTTCCTACAGAGTTTCTTTGTCCAGGCCCTGCCATACTATATGAAGAAGCACCGTTTGCAGTAATATAATATCTAGTACAGAATCCTCTACTGGTTCCACTACCATCTATCAAGTCAGTAACAAAACTACCAGAAGTTGTGATTCCAGAAACATCTAGAGTTGCTAATGTTAGGTTTTGTGGTGTACTTGCACCAGCAACAGTAATTGTTTTTTCTGATCCAGTACCAGATGCAACCACTCCATCTCCAACAAAGTTTAGTGTAGTTGCACTTGTAGATAATGCACTACCTTCATCTTCAATAGTTATTCCACTACTACCAGCAGACCCAGTTACAGTTACAGCTGCACCCGACAGTGCAGATACACTTAAGTTTGCTCCAAAGTCTATGGTTCCAGCAGTTCCAACTGTTGATCCACCATCTTTGATGATGATACCAGTTCCAGAAGCAGTAACTCCTGTTAATCCTGATCCATTACCACTGAATGATGTTGCAGTAACTACTCCTGTGATTGTGGTGTTAGTTTGGATTGCAACTTGACCAGCTTTTAAATTTAGGTCGCCGTTACTCTCTATAGTTGGGTCGCCACTTGCTCCAACTATATTAAGATCCTTTACACCAAACGATTTTTCTGCCATTGCGCTAGTCTTTTTTAGTATTTATTAAGAGAACTTTATCTCTACTCCACCACTAATCTTAAGATTAGGTGAGTTCAAGATCTTGATCTCAGGTTTTTTTGGTTCAGTAGGTGAACCAGTAGGAGCATCCCATATTACAACAGGGCCATCACCATATTGATTTACTGCATGGAAATCTTCCCACTGTGATGATGTTGCAGTAAAGGATGTGATATCATCACCATAGTAAAATCTATCTGGGCTTTGAGCACCACAACTATTCTTCAACCAATCTTTGACACCTCTCCAAGTCCATGCTCTATTGTACTGAAGTTTAGTAGTGATCCAACCAGCAACAGTAGGACACCCAGAACTTGTACCACCAAAGTCAACATCATATGGAGTCAATGATAGTCCAGTATATGTTTCTGGATGAGGATATGTTAGGTTAGAGTTCCTTCCATCTGCTGTGAGTGTATCATCAGCAGCACCATAAGCATCAATACCTGTTCCTCTATCACTGTATGATACTATTTTTTCCTTGTAGTCTGAATCACTTAAACTAGTATATCCAGTGCTACTGTATTGATCATCCAATGCACCAACATTGATTGCAGCGAACTCTGTTCCAGCAGTAGACAATCCAGATGTGGTCTTACCTAATGCTTGTGGCCATCCTCTTCTGTTAATTGTATTATAACAAGTCAAACCAAATTCACTATGAGTTGAGGATTGTAGAGATTGATTATCACTAGTAGCCCAATAGTTATTATAGTCTGCATCGCCAGGACTTTGTTGTGTCTGATTACTATTACCAGAAGCACAAACAAAAATGACTCCCGCTTCAGATAATTCATCACCAGCAGCGGTGACAGAACTATCTACCATCTCTCCTTTACATCTACTTAGATCTCCAGCAGAACCATATCTATCAAAGAAAGCTGGTTCATTACTACTATCATACGATACACCATTCACTGATCCATCTATTGCTGCTGGTCTGTACCAATAGTAACCTGTGGTGTGTATAGAGTTAGATCTGTAACCCCAACTATTACTTGATAGTGTGGGATTCTTGTCATCATTTTGTTTCCCAGATGTTGCAGAGTGTCTATCGTAGTTTGGTTTGTATAGATGGAATAGTTTCTGTACATCAAACTGACTACCATTGATTCCAGCATTAGATCCACCGATACCATTGATAACCCATTTGTTACAGTTATATGCTGAACCATAGTTCTTACCAAATACTTGACCAGCACATTGAGTTCCGTGATCAGTACCGTTAGTTCCCTTTGCAGTATTACTTCCATTACAACTAGCTCTTGTATATGAACCACTGATTCCATTTGTAGTTCCTATAGTGGAGAACCCTGCCGACCTCTGACTTGAATCAGACCACCATGCTCTTGCAACAGAATCTTGTGGAACTGTTGTACCATCCCAACGTTGAGTTAATCTATTAATTGGATCTGCATTAAACCAATCTGGATCAATATAATATGGACCATCAAGAACTACATCTAGAACACCACATGTGCCTGGTGTTGTAGATATACCACTCCATGTCAATGCGTTTCCTGTTGACCATCCTACAGGATCATCGTCAGTATGTACAAACTCAGGGTGTGCAATCCAGAAACCATCATCAGATACGATTGCATCTACGCCAGTTCCGTCACCTAATTGTTTTGGTTCAGTTTCTATTATCAAATGATCATTTCCAGTCACTCCAGTTGCTGTTGCATCCCAAGGATTTTCTTTTTGTGTATGTCTTAGTATCTGATATCCAGTTCTATTCTTATCTGATGCACCAATACCAGCCTGAGATGTAGGTGGTAGTGATGGTGCAGTATTCCATGCCCTGTAGTTGGATACTGTCTTGTCAAATCTGCCAAATCTTTTTACGCCAGTGGTTATATCTTTAGGATCGGGAGAATAGTTGCCTGGATATACGTCATAGTCAATACAAACGAATACAACTTTAGGATGTTTTCTTAGATCTTCTGCTTCCGCATCAGTCAACATATAAGTTGCTCTGGTATCACTATGTTCCTTCTTATCAGGACACACTATTGATGGATCAGGAATGTTATCTTCCAGTGAACCATCTTTTTCTAGTTCTTCGTGAATGAATACCCAATCATCTTTGGTATAACATTTGATAGAGTATGCTTTCTTATCATCAGCTCCAGTTGGCTTGACAGCTAACCCTGTCCTATCAAGAGTGTTCGTACTAGTATGAATCATAATCCTTG